CAGATTGATATGATACAGCGTGACGCTGACTACTGGCATAGCCAAGCAGAGAAGTCTGAGAGAAACCGTATCGAATTAGAAAAGGATTACATGCAGTTAGAGGTACAACTAAAGCTATGGAAAGGTAAGGCTGATGATATGCAATAGGTGTAGTGTAAAACTGACCAATGATAACTGGTCTAAGTCTTGGAGAAAATCAAATCGAAGAAGTTGTTTGTCCTGTTCAAAAGAAAACAATACGTCAAGTAATCCTGATCGCATGTATGTTAACGGTAAGTACATAAAGAAATCTCATCCACTACATAAGGCTGGAAAGTATACATCCTTTGATGATCTGGCATTCAGTTCCTTAAAGAACTACATGCAAGTCAAAGAAGGGTACGTATATGCAATAGCTAATCCTGCATGGACTGAATGGGTAAAGATAGGTAAGGCTATTGATGCAGACGATAGGCTCGGTAGCTACCAAACAAGTTCACCTATGCGAGACTATAGGTTAATACATTCCGTATACTTTGATGATCGCAATCAGGCAGAGCATAAGGCACACAAGCTGGCATCAGCTAAGTCTTCACAAGCATGGAACAAAGACCTCAATGGTGAATGGTTCTATCTAACAGATGAACAAGCAATAGAAGTGTTAAAGGAAACAACAGATGAAAGCTAGAGAAGAGTTACTCCAAGAGATAGGTACTCTTAAGAGGGATGCTGAGTACTGGGAGACACAAGCTAAGACACTACGTATACGTAATGAAAAGCTGGAAGCCCAACTAAAACTATGGAAGGGTACTGCCCCGTGAGTGATGAGGTCAAGGCTGCAGCACAGGTACAGGCAGAGGAAGCCTTTGATGGCTTTATGTACTGGATGAAGAAAGGTACGATCTGGTCTTGCATAGTCCTTGGGCTTGTAGTCTTTGGTTGTAATGCTGGTGTTGAGGATGATGCCTACCCTGCATATAACGGTGAACAATATGCACCAACTAACATGGGGAATGACTGATGATTGAAGTAATTGTAACACAAGACATGTTATACAAAGCGCATAACAAGTCAGAAGAGATGGGCAGATTAAACAACTCTATAACAAAAGGTAAAGGTAACTTAGCAGGATTTTTAGGTGAACAAATAGCCCTTCAAGTACTTGGTGGTAAATGGTCTAATACGTATGACTATGACTTAGTTACTCCCGACAACAAAAAAGTAGATGTAAAAACAAAACAAACAACTGTCACCCCTCGCCCATACTACGAATGTTCTGTAGCAAAATTTAATACCCGACAAAAATGTGACTTGTATGCTTTCGTTAGGGTAAAAAATACAATGGATGTAGGTTGGTTTCTAGGGTCTATGGGACACGATGAGTACTATAACAAAGCTACTTTTCTAAAGAAGGGAGATGTAGACCCGTCAAATAATTTTACAGTGAAAGCAGACTGCTATAATTTAAAGATTGAGGAGCTAGTTATATGATAGAAGTAACTTACGTGGATCACATGGGCAGTGACCTGTCTGTAGTAAATGCAGCACGTGTATCCTTTGGTAAGAAGAGTGAGGCATTGGGTGCGTCAGGTGTAGAGGGACAACCTATGACACCTATCCTCAATGACCCTGACAAGAGGTTGATTAAATACCTAGCAAAGCATAGGCACATGTCACCCTTTGGTCATGCCTTTGCGTCCTTCCATGTCAAGGCTCCAATCTTTGTAGCTAGACAACTAGTCAAGCATAAGTTCTTACGATGGAATGAGATTAGTCGTAGGTATGTAGATGATGAGCCTGAGTTCTATATGCCTGATCAGTGGCGTGGTAGGGCTGATGATAAGAAGCAAGGTAGTGCTGGTATAGTAGAAGATGTTAGAGTAGGCGATATCAGCTTAACTGTTAAGGTTCTTTATAATAGCTTGATAGAAAGAGGTGTCTGTCCAGAGCAAGCACGTATGGTGTTGCCACAAAGCACCATGACTGAATGGTATTGGTCAGGTAGTCTTGACGCCTTTGCTGACATGTGTATACTAAGATGTAAAGAAGACACCCAACTTGAGACTGCACGTGCAGCACAGTGTATATCTCAGGCTATGCAAAATCTGTTTCCTATATCATGGGAAGCATTGACTGAATGATAGGACACCCGACAGATGATACTGACGCTAGACGTAGAAAATACAACAACGACACGTGATGGTAAGCTACACCTTGATCCGTTTGAGAAAGACAATTCACTGACACAGGTAGGCACACTGGATCAATCAGGTAATGAGCATATCTTTACCTTTGATCATTCAGAAAAGCAGGGTACGCCCTTTGACCATCAGTGTGTACAGGCTATACTTGACAAGACAACAGTGATGGTTGGTCACAACATTGTGCATGATATGTTGTGGCTATGGGAGTCAGGCTTTACCTATGACGGTAAGGTGTTTGACACCATGCTTGGTGAGTATATCCTGCAGCGTGGGCAGAAGCAACCCCTGTCCCTTGATGCCTGTGCAGAACGGTATGCCTTGGACACACAGAAGCAGGACACACTCAAGGACTACTTCAAGAAGGGCTACACCACACGTGACATTCCGTTGGCTGAGTTGACAGAGTATCTGTCCCATGATCTACATGCCACACAGCAGCTATACAATACCATTGTATCTAAGTTGGAAGGCACTAGGTTACATGACAGCATTGACCTAACAAACCAACTTGCATTGCATCTAGCTAAGATTTATCAGCGTGGGTTCAAGGTGGATACTGATGCGTTGGAGACAGTTCGTAAAGAATATGAGGGTGAACGTGATGCGTTGGTGCTTAGTCTTGACCAACATACCCGTGATCTAATGGGTGATCGTCCTATCAATCTCAACAGTCCAGAGCAACTATCGTGGGTTGTGTATGGCCGTAAGGTTGATGACAAGAAAGAATGGGCCACACTATTTGATGGTCGTATGGTTGATGCTAAGTTCAAGTCTACTGTTACCAAGCACTCAACCAAGTTGTACAAACAGAAGGCAAAGCAATGCAAGACCTGCTATGGTAGTGGGCAAATCAGGAAGGTAAAGAAAGATGGAAATCCTTTTGCAAGACCCAGCAGGTGTGTCGGGTGTGATGGTTGTGGGTATACTTTTATGGATACTAACGAGTTAGCTGGCCTACAATTCGTTGCACCTACCACTAAGTTTACTAGTGCCAATGGTTTCAGTACAGGCAAGGACAGCCTGACATACCTTGAGGGCGTAGCCAGAGCCAAGCAGATGCCAGAGGCAGAGAAGTTCTTACAGAATATGAAGCGGCTCAATGCTATTGAGGTCTACATATCCAGCTTCATTGGTGGCATATCCACACACACTAAGGCAGACGGTAAGCTACATGCCCGTCTGTTGCAGCACAGGACAGGCACAGGCAGACTATCAGGTGCTGACCCTAACATGCAGAACATGCCACGTGGCGGTACGTTTCCTGTCAAGCGTGTATTCATATCCCGTTGGGAGGGTGGTCAGATTATGGAGGCTGACTTTGCCCAGCTAGAGTTCCGTGTTGCTGCCTTTCTGTCACAAGACAAGGTTGCCATTGAAGAGGTCAAGACAGGGTTTGATGTTCACGCCTACACCGCCAAGACAATCACAGATGCTGGACAGCCTACCGCCCGTCAAGCTGCCAAGGAACACACCTTCGCCCCACTGTTCGGGGCCACAGGGTTTGGTCGTACACCAGCAGAGGCTGCGTACTACACAAAGTTCATGGACAAGTACAAAGGTATTGCTGAATGGCACAAGCGACTAGCCAATGAGGTGATGGCTACTGGTTGCATTACTACACCATCAGGCAGGGCATTTGCTTTCCCTGATGCCAAGCGTAACAAACATGGAGGTGTGTCATATTTCACACAGATAAAAAATTATCCTGTGCAGTCCTTTGCAACTGCTGACATTGTACCTATATGTCTGATATACATTGACAAGATGTTGGAGGCAAACAAGATGCAGAGTTGTATCGTCAATACCGTACACGATTCCGTGGTACTTGACATACACCCAGACGAGACAGACAAGGTACTCAAGATCATAGACAGAACAAACGACAAGCTAATATCCATTGTCAATAAGAAATGGAAC